CGGCGAGGGTGACGGCGACGGTGCCGCTAGCCGAGCCTGTGCTGCCAGTCGCCGACCCGGTGGTGTCGGCGAGGGTGACGGCCGTGGTGCCGGTGGTCGAGGCGGACGCTATCGACCCGGTGGCAGATCCGGTGGTGTCGCCAAGCGTGACCGCGACGGTGCCGCTCGCAGAGCCGGTGTTGCCTGTCGCAGATCCGGTGGTGGCGGCGAGGGTGACCGCAACGGTGCCGGTGGTCGACCTGGTGCCTGTCGCAGACCCGGTGGTGTTGGCGAGGGTGACCGCCGTGGTGCCGGTGGTCGACCTGGTGCCGGTCGCCGATCCGGTGGTGGCGGCGAGGGTGACCGCAGTGGTGCCCGTGAACCGGGTGGCGGCGATCGACGCCACCACATACGACCGGTCGGTCGTGGTGTTGGTTTGCGACATCGTCACAGACCCGGCGGACACCCCGGCCTTGTAACTGCTGGCACGACGGCGGGTGGCCGCAGCGTTGAACAGCTGCGTTTGACCGGCGCCGAGCGCCCACCCGGCGTCGCTGTTGTTGAACATCGCCACGTCGACGACAAGAGCGCCAGCGGTGGCTGTCACCGACAGCGACGGGTTAGCTCCAGACGCCGCGGACGTGGTGTTAGTGGCTTCGGCGGTGCCCGTCGCTGCGCCCGTCAAAACGAAACAGCCGTTGCCTACGAACCCGGGACTGGCACCAACGTAGTCAATGGTGATGTTCACCGTGCCCGTTGCCGGCGCGTCGAGATACCAAACTTCGGCGCGTGTGTCGCCCAGAAAATCAGCGAACGCTACGCGCGTGAAGTTTTGCACTCCTCGAACAACCGAGGCGATCTCGCGTTCCGTGTCGCTGGTGTCTCGCGTCGCGGAGACAAAGACAATTTTCTGGGCGGTGGACGCGACAACCACCGACGCCAACGACAGCGCAGACGTGCCGGTGTTGGTGCTGTCAATCGTTATCGCCACCGCAGCACCTCCTCAGCGTCGCCGTCGTTGCGCCCGCAGCACGCCACCGGGCCCGAATGCGTCAGGCGTTGCCAGCGGTGAACGTCGCCGCAGTGATCTGCACGATCGCAGCCGAGGTGATCGACACCGAGTTGAGATTGAGGTCTGCGCCGCTGGTGCCGACAGTGCCGTCGATGCACGCAACGCTGCCCGAGGTGAGGATGCGGAACCACGCGGCCGTGCCGGTGTTGTCCGCCGACGAGTCCTGCGTGATCGCGCTCAGGGTAAGCACGCCGCTGGCAGCCGCCGCAGCGAACTGCGACGCGTTGCAGGTCAGCTCGGCAAGCAGCACCTGGGTGGTGATCGCGGTCCCCGGCCCGGCGGGCTGGGTGCCGTCATAAATCCGCCACTTTGCCGACGTGCCGGCGGCGGTCGTGATGGCGTCGAGCATCCCGTTACGCACAGCGGTGGACAATTTTATGTTGTTAGCCATCGCTGGCCTCCTTCATGCCGCCATCGGCGGCGATCATTGCGTCAATGTCGACACCCAACGCGTGCGCCAGGTCGACGATGTCTGCGTCGGACAACTGCACCTGCATGGTGCCGGTGATGATCTGCGGCTCGGCCATCAGAACATCGTACAGCGCTGCCCGGCACCCGTTATCCGACGGCATCAGGCTCGCTAGGCGACTTCAGCTCGGATCGACACCGACATCCGGTCGTTGACTGCGAAAATGAACGGGTTGCCGTATGTCGCAGCGTTCCACGGCGACGCGGCGTCGGTCAGCCAAAGGTTCCCGAACCCTGCGTCGATGTAGCAGGAGCCGTAGTTCCAACCGCCGAACGAATCATCCCAATAGCTGGCGACACCTCGCTGGATGCTGCCGACCGGGCCGACGCCACCGAGGCTTGCCGGCAGAAGAAACGCATAGTTTCCGGTGCCGAAAGTGGTGGTGGACCCTGCGGTGAGGCTCACCGTGAGGTCGAGCGAAGTCCCCAGCCGGCGGAAACGGCAGTCCAACGATCCGTTCCCGAGGACAGGTTGCGTGCCGGTCGACGCCCAGGTGATCGCCGTTGTCTGCCACGCCGACCAGTTGAGCCGAGGGCCGAGGTCGGTGCGGAGGGCGAGATCGTCGCCGGACACGTACCGCTGGTTGGCGCCGATTTCGATAGTGGCGTCGCCGTCCTCCGGCATGATGTACGGGGTGATGTCGTGCCACGCGATCCCGCTAGCGCCGTTGTCAACCCTGAGCCCGACGCCCATCCCGGACCGCACCGGCCATGTCTGCCCGTAGCAGCGGACGTAGATCGGTCGCATGATCTCGCCGTGATACGTGATCGGCGAAGCGGTCACGTCCTCCAGCCCGTTGTCCGGGTCGAAAATGTAGACACCGTCGCCGACATCCAGCTTGCCGCTCACGTCGTACTCAGCGCTTGAAATGCTGATCTCGTTGCGTTGACCGTCCAACCTCGCCAGGAACGCTGCGGCTGTGTCTGCGGCAGCATCGAAAGGTACGTCGTTCGCTTCGATGACGCGCGTCACGGTGAGCGTGCCTCCGCAGTAGCTACTGGCGCCGCCGACCACTGCCGCCGCCGACGAGCCGAGCAGCGCCACTTTCGACGCGTAAGACTGCACGTCGGCCGCTGCGGACAACGCTCCGGTAATCCCACGATATGAGCCGTACTTGTTGAGACCGCGACCTTGCGCTTTGGGGGAGATCAACGCGAAGTTGATGCCACCGTAAATGGCGGTGGCGGTGCTCATGTCGAGGGTCATAGTGCTGGTGCGATGGTCGATCCGCCACTCGCCATCCCAGTACGCTGTCGCCGCTTCAAGAACCTCTCGGGGGGTCACGTACTGATAGCTGCCGTGCATCGTGCCGGCCATGCTTGTGGTGATCCCACGCGAAAAGTAGGTGCCTTGGAGGATGGCGTCGAGCCACTGGTTGGCGGTGTAGCCGTCGGTTTCGATCGCAGCGGTCGGGAGGATCGACGCAGCAATGTGATAGCTGCGGCCCTCGTCGTCGCCGAGGAGGAGCGCCAGGCCGGAGCCGCTGATCGTGAGCTGTTGCGCTCCCGGCGAGGTGACCACACCCATCCAACGTGCCGCAGCTCGCAGCGTCGAGTCGGTGCCGCCCTCGATCAGCCGGCTGGTGGGGAACACTGCGACCATCGAGAACGGTTCGATCAGATCGCGAACACGTTTCGGGGTGTCGGCCCGCAGGGTGAGATCCCACGACCCGGTCGCCTGGAGCCGTTCGGTGATCATCGGAGGACTGCCCGCACGGTTTCGGCTCGCCCGCAGAACAGTTCGTAGGCGACGCATTGCGCCGTGTTCGGCGTGGTAGCCGAGGTGCCGTCAACCTCCGAGCCGATCCCCCACAACTGGGCTGCCGCCGTTGACCCGCCCGTCACTGCGCCGGTGGTGACGTTGATCGACGGGGCGCCGGTGGTGGCGACCACCCAACGGTTGCCGGACGCGTCGTTGGATGTCTGCCGGGCGAAGTTTGTGAGGTTGGTGGCCGCAGAGCTTGAGCTCGGGGCGATCGCCCACGTAGCGTCAAACTCGGCGTCCACATACGCTTCAACGATCCGGCCGCCACGTTTCACCGTCAACGTCAGCCAGCATCTGCCCCGACGGGTCCCTCCTATGGTGATCTCGTCGCCGACGATCCGCACGACGGCGATCTCCGGCCGGTTTGCAAGGACTGTGATCGCTGAGGTGGTTGAGCTCGCCGACCACGAAAACGAGTTGGCTGCGATGGTGCCGGTGATCCCCCAGGTGGCCGGCCCGACGGTGACCCATGCGCTGGTGTCGTACGCCTGGACGATCAGCACGCCGCTCGCGTTGAACCGCGCCCGGACGATGCCGTTGGATAGCTGGAAGTTGGTGTCGATGCTCGGCTCCATCGACCGGCCGAGGCAAAGCGTGTCCGCGACGCCAGCGTAGGTGCCTTTGATGGTGCAGGCGCCGTCGTAGGCGTCTGACGTGCCGACCGCAAAATAGTGGTAGAGCGTGCCGGGCATGTTGCTGAAAAGGTCGCCCCACAGCACACGCACGCTGCCAGAGTCAGACGCCCGGGTGACCACCGCTTTGCCGCGACGAGTGTCGTCGCCGCTGTCCACGTCGGTCGCTGCGGCCGGGACACCGCAGATCGCCCCGTTGGCGTCCCCGGCGGCGTTGAGCGTGGCGTCAGTCGGGCCGCCGGTGACAGCACCGTAGGAGGTGACAACCTCGAACGACGGCATCGAGCTTTCGCCGACCCGCTCAAGGTCGGCGGCCCAAGTCGCATAACCGTCGTTGAGGGAAACCGCCGTGTATTCGACGGTGCCGCCGAGTACCCGATAATGCCCGTTGATGCTGGCGTCCTCAGTCCACGTGACAGCCACCGACGGCTCGTCGAGCGACCCGGCGAGCGAAACGAGCCGCTCTCGGACCGCAGCCGCCGTGCCTCTACGGCTAGCGGAGGCGACGGCGCCGAGGTACAAGTCGCCGCTCAAACTGAGTTGCTGCGGGCCGGACCAGCTCGCCGCCGACACGTCAACGTCGACCCCATCAAACGCCCGACCGATTGTGAGGATCGCCATTACCGTTTGCTCCGTTCGAGGTTCCGCGAGTGCGGAGCGAGGCTGGTCGCGATCTGCCGGCCGTCGAGATAGGTCTGCACGACGATCGGGCTGGCACTCCAGCCGCCGCCGGCGCCAGGGAGTTGCGCCGGGGTGAACCCACCCATCCCAACCGACGGCACGGCCGCAAACGCAAGCCGACCGGACGCCCCGGAAACCATCGCTCGCCCTCGGTCCATTCCGACCATCAGACCTTCAGCGACTCCCATGCCCAGCTTTGCGGTCACCTTCGACGGGCTGCTGATATGTAACGCGTCCTTGATCGGCCCGACTATCTTGTCCCGCACCAGATCCCCAACGGCAGCGGCCAGCTTCCAACCCAGATCGCCCAGCCCTCTGATAAGACCGGTGATGATCTCCAAGGCGATGTCGCCCATCCAGTTCATCGCCCCAGAGAACGCGTTGTAAATCGCAACCGACGCATCAAGCCCGAACGACGCCAGTTTCGGGATGGCATCTGTGACCATCCACTTGAGTGCCACTATGAACGCATCGCCAACCTTTTCGCTGGCCGACCGGCCGAAGTTGTACATCGCCGGCAACGCGTCGGTCACTATCCACACAGCGAACTTGGCGAGCCAGGCAGGCAGATTGTCGGCGAGGTATTCGGCAGAATCCAACACCCAGCCGGCGAGCTTTACCGCCAGTTCGGCGCCTTTGACGATCAGCCAAGGGTACGCCTCGCTCAGCAGCCACCACTCAAACTTGGCGAGCCACACAACCAGATTGACCACAAGATCGGCCGCTGCGCCGACAACCCAGCCGACCAAACCGAATGCCAGTTTGTTGCCCTCAATAATCAGCCACGGCAAAGCGGTGCCGACGATCCACTCAGTTAGGGCTCCAAGCCATCCGGGCAACTTGTCGATCAACGTCTTGGTCCCGGTTGCAACCCAGTCGCCGAACGCCGAAGCCAGCTCGGGGATCTTCTTCACTATGACCGTTGCGAGCTGCCCGGCTTTCTCGCCGATCCAAGGCAGGGCCGTGCCGGTGATCCAGTTCCCGACAGCGTTCAATCCTTGCTGCATCAAAGCCCACAACTTGCCCAGCCCGTTCTGAACACCGTCCCACACTTTGGCGAAGGCATCGCCGATCGCTCCGCTGCGGAACACGCCGACGACGGTGTCCCACGCACCTTTGATCGCCCGGGCGACAGTATTGACAGCATTGCGGAACGTTTCCGAATGCTTGTACGCCATGTACAGGCCGATACCGACGGCAGCGATAGCTGCGACCCACAACCCGATCGGGTTGGCAAGCATCGCAATGTTCAACACCTTGAACGCTACGCCCAGTCCTTTGACGGCCGTGACCGCGTTGTTGACCGCCCCAACTGTTCGGAACGCTCCGAACGCACCGGCGGCCGCAGGCCCGAAGATCAACAGCAACTGGTTTATCTGGCTCCAGTTGTCCATAATCCAGCCGCCCGCCAGTTTGATCCCTTCCCACGCGTAGCGGGCGTCAACGCCCAGCGTGCTCAGAGTGCCGCTGAACCCCTCAAACGGCCCGGTCCCGGTCTGGAATGCGGTGACGACGATTGCTACTCCGCCGGCGATCTGCGTAATCAGATCCCAAGCGATCGACGCTGCGAACCCGAGGCGTTCCATGAAACCGGGGAACCCGGAGGATGTGATGTCGCCATCTGCGGCCTTGAACGACGCCACGAAAGCGGTGATACCGCCGGCAATCTCTTGCGAGATGATCGGCCCGAACTTCTCCAGAATCGGCATCAGTTTCGTGGAGAGGGTCGTAGCGACCGAAAGAACCGACGGCAAGAACGCAGTGCCCATCGCCTCTTTGAGGTTTGTGAACTGTGCTGAGAGGATGCGCTGCTTGTTCGCTAGGCCATCCGACGTGCGCGCGAAGTCTCCTTGCGCTGCGCCGGTCTGCTTGAAAATCAGAGACTGTGCGGCGAGGACTTTCTGCTGTGGCGTCAACGCGTTCTTAGTGGACGAGATAATGCCCATCGCTAGGGCTTCTTGCCGCATCGACGTGTCATCGAGGAGCACGCCGTAACGGCGCATCGGTTCGGCTTCACCACGCAACGCAGACCCGATCGCCTGGATTGCGTCCTCGGGCGACGTGTTACTGAACGACGCCAGGTCAGACGACAAGCCCACAAGGTCGGTGGAGAACTTCGCTAGCGGCGTGCCGGTCAATCCGGCGCTCTTACCGAACGTCGCGAACGTCGCCGCTGCGTCCATCGCCTGCTGCTTGGACTGGCCGAGCCCCAGGGCTGCCGTTGATGCGAACGTGGTGATCTGCCCAGCGGCATCGCCGAACAGTACGTTGACTTTCGACACGGTCTCGGACATGTCAGATGCCGCGCCGATGGAATCCTTCAGGAACCCACCTGCCGCTCGGAACCCCGTTTTGATGCCGTCGGCGAGAAGGTTTCCGGCGGCGACCGACAGGGCGGAAACCTTGCTGCCGAAACCTTTGAGCGTGCCGATCGAGTCGTCGGTTGCTTTCTGGAGCCCGGACTGGTCGCCGGTAATCCGTATTACCAGCTCTTTAGCCACCGGTCACCTCGCGCTTTGCATCATCACGGACCCGCCGATCGGCGGCAGTTTCTTGAGTCGGCCGAGGAACTGGTCGATCTCCGTGCGGGTCAGCTCGTCGAGGTCGGCTGGGCGGAGTCCGAACCAGTGCGCCAACTCGGGCACGACAGCTACGAGGGCATCTCGGGCTGTGCCGGGAAAGGGTCGCCGGCGTCCTCCTCGGCGATCAGCTCCGCAGCCAGGTCGCCGTCGTTCTCGGACCATGCCCGATCCAAGTCGTTTTCAACGGTCGCATAGTCAACGGTTTCGCCGGCTTGGAGTCGGGCGAGGAACATGACTGCCGACACCCCGAACATCGCCCCACGCTGCAACGCTTGCAACGCGTCGTTGACGGTGATCCCGGCGCCAGCCCACAAGGCTCGCTCCTGCGCGCCTTTCAACGCGCCCATGTCGAACCGGTAGGTCACTCCTTCAAGGCGGAACGTGATGGCCTTGCTAACGGTCTGCTTTGCTAGGCGAGGCGGTGGCATTGAATCTCGTTTCGTTTACGGGGTGGCGTCGGCCGTGCGGTAGGCGAGACCGCAGGTGCTGCCGGCGCTGGTGGGGACCAGCGCCCTGCCTTTGACGCTAATGGTCGTCATGTCCGGGCCCGAAACGTTCGGGTTGGCCTCGTCGAAGCGGACGGCGCTCATGGTGATCGTCAAGCCAGGATAGGTGGTGGCGCCGAGCAGCGTCGGACCGTTGCATGTGATGACCACCGCTTCCACCGAATCGGCAGCGGTGGCGGCCAGGCCGGCAGTCGTCCAGATCTTCTGGGCGAAACCGACTGTCGCAGCCGGAGTGCCGTCGATGAGCGCCTCAAAGTCGCACGTCGCCTCAAACATGATCTCGCGCATCGACGCTTCGACCGGTTCGCGTCGGGCGTAGCTGCTGCGGATCATCAGACGGTCGTCTTTCAGCCCGTTGTTGCACGACACAGTCCAGTTGGTGACCGGCAGGCTCAGCCCGCCGACCGTAATAGAGCTTGCGCCCCACGGCAGAAACTCCATGCCTGCGGTATAGCTGGCGCTGGCAAGCGACGTGGTTTGCAGCATCGCCTCAAACGACATGTCCGCCGACATCATCACGATGCCGCCCTGCTCCTGGGTGAGCGACCAGTTGCCGATCTTCCCGCCTTCGTAGGTGAACGGCGCGTTGGTGTCGCCGCACGCCCCGTACGGCCGGTTGAGTTGCAGTGTGAAGCCTTTACCGCACAACGATCCGACGTCAGCGGAGTGCGTGTAAGTCGAGTCGACGATGGACGAGGTGGTGACAGTCCCGCCGACGAGGTGCTCCAACCACAAGCCCCATTCTTTGGTCATCACCGGAACACTGACGCTGCCCGCATGGCCGGTTATGCCTCGAACCCAGCGGTCCTGCCGTTGGGTTCGGGTCGTGGTCCGCATGGCGGGCGGTTCGATCAGAGAGACCTCTGCGACGACCGATTCGTTTTCGAACTCGAAGAACGTGTCGACGACAACCGGGGTGCCCCAGGTCGATTCGGTTTTCACGCCCAGCTGGGTGTTCATCGGCATTGGACTAGGACTCCTTCGCGGCCGTGGCCGCCTTCAGGTCGACAAGCTCCCAGCTCGCTTGCTCGGCGAGCGACTCGGCGAGGGATGACGGCAGGTCGACAGTGCTGCCATGCTCGACGGTGATCCATCGGCCGGGAGGATGCTCGATCTCTCGGGCTGCTCCAGTCCGATGCACGTTTTTTACTTGCTTCAAAGCCATGCTTCAGCACCTCGCCAGGATTCTTAGGGACAGTTCGCCGACGACGCATTCCATGTCGTTGATGGTCATTGTCCGCACCGTTCCGGTTTGGGCGCTGACCGAACAGGCCGTGCCGTTGGCGCTGATGTTGTCGCCGAGCAAAGTGCGGATGGAACGAGGTTCGGTCGGCCCGCACGAAAGCAGGTCGTCGATCTCGTCCATCACCCGTTGTGACCCGGATTGCTGCGGCGGGACGATCAGGATTCGCATTCGCACGTCGTTACGGTTGGTGAGCCCGGCAGCCTCGGCGTAGGTGACGTAACTGTCGTCTGGGGCGATGACGAGAGCGGTCACGCCCGACGCCGAGAGGCTGTCAGGGATTGACGCGAACACGCGGCATCCGTCGATTTGATTGAGCACGGTGGCGATGCCCTGGCGGATCGCTGCCAGGTTCATAGCAGGCCTTCGATTTCGTACTTCGTTTGGATCGCCAGGTTGTACGCGTCGATCACGTCGCTCCGGCGAGCGTCGATCGCCTTATAGATAAACGGGTTCGGTTTGATCGGCCCGCCACGAATCGCGTGCCGTTTCAGCGAGCCGTCCTTGCGTTTCGCTGCGAGGCTGCGCGTCCCTGCACGTTTCAGTGCCTTGTCTCCGATGCCCGCAGTGCCGACCAGACGGCTCGCAAGCACCAACTGCTTGCCGCGTGTCCGTGATCCGCCTGTCAGCCTGCCTGCGCCGAGACCGCGCGTCGCCCATCCAAAGTGGATGACACCCGCGTACGGAACACCCACCTTCTTGCCGGCGAGAATGTAGCCGTACTGCGGCGACGACTTAGCCAAAATCGAGTTTCGCAGCCTGCCGGACCGCACTGGGGCGAGCGTCTTGCTCGGCGGAATCAGCTGTTGCTCGACAATCATCCGGTTCAGTTTCGCTGCTGCGTCCGAGTCGCCGCCAGCTCGGCGTAGCGCCTGCTGCGCGTCGATCAGCCCTTGCATCTCGAAACTGAACGTCGGTCTGACGGACACGTCAGCCGATCCCGGTCATCGTCGTGCCCGCCCGATACGGCGCGAGCAAATCTCGCACGGCTTCGTCATCGGTGATCGCAGCAGAGAAAAACCCGTCGACGCCGGAACGGCCTGTCATCGTCGCCCGGCGCTGATGCCAGGCGACGGTGAGCATGATCGTCGCCATCTTCACGCCTGTTGGGACAGCCGGCCAGCCCCAGCGGGCTGTCACCTGCACTCGGGCGCGTCCCGAGCCGCCGACAGGCCAGCGGTAGTCGCCGACGGCCCGCAGATGGGTGCCAGGCCAAGAGATACTGCCGACGCCAGCCGAGTTGAGCGGCTCGACCTGCCAGTCTGCGCTGGCCCACGTCACCTCGAACGTGCCGTCGTCGTCGTCGTCGGCCGCTACGGTCAAGCCGGCGGTGGTACCGATCGTGGAACTCAACGCAGACAGGTCGAGGAGATAACGGTTGACCGGCGCGAACACTCGGGCGCTAGCGGACGCTGCCAGGTCGAAGTTTGTGCCGCACCAGGCTGACACCGCGTCGCTAGCAGCATTCCGGGACAGCTCCAGTTGCGTGTCGTCCACAGTGTCGTGAACGCCGAGCCATGACCGCACGTCGGCGAGCGTTGCGTAAGCCATCGGTCAGCTTCTGCGGGTGCGGGTGCGGGTGCGGGTGCGTTGCGGGGAGCCCTCCGACGAGGTGCTCGCCTCGCCGGAGGGCGTTACGGCGACACCGCCCGAATCGCCGTGATCGTCGGATGGTCCGCCACCGACAGCAGACTTGGCGTCGCCGTTGCCGACGAGCGCCTTGGCCTCCCAGTCGGGCAGGTCGATCTCCCCGCCTGCCGCCGGCCACCGCAAACCGTCTCGCAAGCCGGTGATCTGACGGACCATCCGCACTATCACTGAGGCAGGACCCTCGCCTGACCGCGAACCACCAAAGCCGCATAGACGCCACCGGTCGCCGGTGAACCGGTCACGGTGATAACAGGGCGGACGTATCGGCTGCGGCCGATGTAGCCGATCTCCTGGTTGGTGCTGGCGGTCAGCGCAGCGTGGGTGCCGCTCAGATTCGCCGCCGCCACGTCCGTGAAAGTCGAGTTGTCGTCCGACTCTTGCAGCTTCGGCGTGTGGGTGCCATCGGTGATCGCTCCGACGTTCCAAACGACCATCGCAGCGCCGAAGCCCTGAAGGTCGACGCCGGTACCGTTGGCGGTCGCCGTCCGGGCGGCTGGCGCCAAACTCGTCGCCGAGGCCAGGTCCTTGTTGAGATCATTACGAAATGCCATGTCGACTCCTTTAGACCTGAACCAGAAGCTTGCAGGCGCTGGTGTCCTGCACCAGACCGTCGTGACGGCCCATCGACACGAAACCGACCTGGGCGTAGTCGGCGTAACGCTCGGTGAGCCGCATCAACTGGCCGCCGGCCACCGACCGATGGACGTAACAGGCTCGGAAGTCGCCGAAGGCCATCGTCTTTTTGGTCGTGGCGACCGTGGAGTCCATGTCGTTGTTGACGACGAACGGACGGCCGTTGATGGTGTTCGGCTCGCCGACCCGATACGAGACCTGGAAGATGGGCATTCCGTTGAGGTCCTGCAACTTGCGGAGGTAGGCGAGGATCGAGTCGTGCAGCATGTAGCTGCCAGCCTGACGGTAATCCCGGTCGACGCTGTGCTCCAGGTCGACCAGCTCTGCGGCGGTGATAGCGGTGGAGCTGGCGGTGGTCTTGCCGGTGCTAAGCCCGGTGATGATGCCCTGCGGCTTCGACACGCCGTTGCCGACCGTCAGCGCCGTGTTCAGCGTGCGACCCATCCGGGTGGCGAGCGCTCGGGTCAGGAACGCTTCGCCGGCGACGGCATCAACGTCCTGAAGGTAGGACAGCGACACCTTGAGCACGCCGCTGGTGAGGATGTGCGCCGACAGGGTCTTGGCACCGAACGACAGGTCGGTGGCGGTCCCAAGGTCGGCGTTTTCGCCCACCCACGATCCGGTGTTGCCGGTGTCGTCGTTTGTCGGCCAGGCGAGCGGGTTGCCGCTGGCGGTGGTGACGGATTCGACGCCGACCTCCATCATCCCGCCGTAGAAGGCCATCGTCTCGGTGATCTTGGCCCAGAACCCTTCAGGTGCGGCATAACCGCCACCGGCTCCGGTGAGGACGCCCTGGGCGCGCTGCTCGACGAGTCGGGACTCCAGCTGGGTGCGCTGCTCGCCGTTGAGCGACGAGGCTCCGCCGACGATGAACGCACTGAACGCATCGGCGTAGCTGCGGGATTCGTCGACGATCTGCTCGATGGAAGTGCCGAGCGGTGCGGTGCGCTGGCGCTGCTCAGCGTTGGCGTGGTCGATCGCCTCGAAACGGCTGTCGAGCTTGGCTTGCCGGCCGATGGCGTCAAGCTGGTCGGTGAGCCGGTCGATGTCGCCGAGCGCACGGTTATGCGTCGCGGTTTCCTCGCCGGTCAGTTCACGGTTTTCGGCTGCGGCGCGAACGAGGATCTCTTTGGCCTCGCCGTAGACCGCAGCACGCTGGTCAACCAGTCGCTGTGCGTCGTACATAAGTGTCACTTTCGGATGCCGGCTCGCTCGGCGTGCTGCTGAAGCGCAAGCTGGGCGAGCAATGTCGATGCTGGGATACCTGTTGCGGTGGTTCCGGCCCGCTCGACGCTCTCCGAGGTGGTTCCGACCCCCGGGCCCGTCGTGGTAACAAGCGGGACGGTAGCACGGCTCTCCTCGATGCCGCTGACGGCCGACAGGATCTCGTCCTCGTCGATGGACAGCGACCGGCACAGCAGGCCGAACGCATCGGAGCGGAGCGCAGCGTTCGTGGCTGCGCCGTAGGCGGCGCGAGACACCAACGACACTTCGTGGAGTCGCACGTCGGTGAGGGTTCGCAGGATGGTGCCGTCGGGCTGAACGGTCACCCGGTCGCCGCCGGCCGGCAACGTGAAACCGAACGACATCTGCGACACGACGCCGGTGCGGACCAGTTCGGCGGCATCACGCCCGGCTTGCGTGTCGGGTAGTTGCGCGTCGAATGACAAGCCGCGGTCGGTGAGCCTCAGTTGCAGGTTGCCGGCGCCGGTGCGGGCGAGCGGCGTCGCCCAGTCGTGCTGCCACAACAGGAAGATGTCGCTGCGCTCCAACGTGTTAGAAAAGGCACTGCGGGCGACCTCCTCGGAGACGACCCGGCCGTCCGGCAGTTTGACCCGGGCCCGCACGTCGAACACGCTGGCGAGCCCAGACAGATGGGGTGCCCCGTCCACTTCGCTGACGGAACGTTCTTCCAAACGCACCCAGACGTGTTCAGTGGTCGGGTGCGTTGCGAGTGCGTCGCGCACCTCGTCGCCGGTGATGTCCATGCGGTCCTCCTTCTGGGCTAGTAGTTCTTGCCGGTTGCTTTCGTGTGAGCCTTCATCGCTGCCTTGTCAGCCTTTTTCCGTCCCGACGCCTGCCCCACCCTTGCTGTATTGGTTGGTTCCCTTAGGGTTCGGCAACGTTCATCCTCCGCTTGTTGGTTGGCTGGGTGCGCCGGTCAACGGTTGCACTGCGCTGAACTCGTCGACAAGCGCCAGGTTCGATGGCATCACGAACACCGGAGGGCCGGCCGGGAGATCCATGTCCTCCAGCCGGGCGATGTCGTGGTTCGTCATCGCCTTCATGTCCATCATCGCCCGGTAGAACGCACTGCGGCTGGCGCTATCGCCTTGCAGCAAACCTTTCAGGTCGATGCGAGCTTCCCATGCGCCGGACTCCCATCCGCCGGGCAGCAGTTCTCGGGTGATGCGCTGCTCAGTCGCCTTCACTCTTGGCAGGAGGGTGTAAACGACATAGCCGATGCCCATTGACTCGATGCCGCTACCCCAGGCTGTCGCTTTCTCCTGATCGTTCAGGAAATGGCTCGGAACGCCGAACATGCGGGCGATCTCAGACACTGTGAAACTGCGCGACTGGAGGAGCTGAGCGTCGCCGGGTGGCAGTGACAGCGGCGTGTACGTTGCGCCGCTGTCGAGCACGGCCACTTCGCCAGCTTTCGATGGCCCGGAGAACAGGCTGCGCCAACGACTTTTGATCGCCTCAGCCTGCTGCGAGGTCAGCGCAGCGTCGGTCTGCACGATCCCCGACAGCTTGGTTCCCTGCCGGTAGAACGATTCGGAAACGGCTTCCGTTGCGATAGCTGTGCCGAGAGCGGTGCGGCACGCTTGCAGCGGCGACAGGCCGGTCACCCCGTCGGGTGACAGGAACGGCAGATGAGCCACGTCGAAGCTGGTGAGGGTGACCGTCCCGTCAGCGCCGGCGACCGTAAACAGTTTCTGGCCGTCTTGCATCCTGACCGACACTCTCGACGGGTGGATGATTTGGATCTGGCGGACGGTCCCGGCGCCGTCGCGAACCTTGCGGCCGTAGGCGTTGCCCCAAGACAGCTGGTGCATGAACCACGTCTGCCAAAACTCGAAAGGTGTTTGTTCGGAGCTCGGGCTGTCCAGGACGGTGCGCTGCAACACTCGGCGACGTTCGTTTCGGTAGAACACCCGGATCGGCAGGCCGGCCATCGAGGAGGCGATCAACGACACTGCCCGGAGATAGGCGGTGAGTCCCATCGCCGTGTTTTCGGTGACCGGCACACCCGACCCGCCGGGCAGGCCGGTCTCCCACCATGCGTTGAAGTCGCCGGCCGTCAACGGTGTGGTGGGGTCCTCTGCGTTGCGGGTCAGTAGCCGTTCGGCCCATCTCATCGTCTGCGCCTGTCCGGCAGCACTGCTGCCACCCCGACCACGATCATCGCAACGCCTGCCACACCGAGAACCACGCAGCCTGCCTGTTCGCCGACACCAACCCACAACGCTACAACGACAGCGGAAATCCCGCCGACGATGGACGCTGCCGGTGCGGTCACCACAGCGACGGCGCTGACGCTGCCGGGCCGGCGAGGAGCTGATGCACGACCGTTGACGCTGCGACCAGCGACGAAATGTCGACGTGCGATCCTCGGCGCGCCCACGTCCATCCGCCATCCTCCGACGGCCGTTTCACCGCACCATCCAGCGCCGCACGCAGTTCAGGCTGACCGTAATGGCCGAGCTTCGACTCCTTGACGGTCGCCTCCAGCACCGAGCAGGCGACCTTTGCGTCCTTCGCGCTGACGAACCGGCCGGGCCAGCCTGCCGCCTGCGACGCTGACGCGCCGCGAGGGTCGAGCAGCCAGTCCCCACCCCATCTGGCGCGCAGCTCGACCACCCGGGCGGGAAGCCAGCCGACACCGTCCTGAGCGTCGACCAGTTGGATCTGCGGGACGCCGTCAACACGAAGCCATCCAACCACGATCGACGCTGACGCCTGATTCGGGGCGACATCCACCGCCCAGATGAGCGGCACGCCAGCCGGCCGCTCGACGTCGGCCATGCACGCTTCCCAGAGGTCGACCGGAATGACCGGGTCCTGGCGTTGCGACGTGCGCTGGTTGAGCGCCTGCCGTCGGAACCCGGCGAGGCCGTCGGGGGTGAGCAGAGCCTCCCGGTACTCCGCCCGGATGGTGTCCTCACTGATCGTGATGCCGAGCGCAGGCATACACCCCCACCATGTGGCAGGGTCGCCCGGGTCGGCGTCGGGGTCGGCGGAATACTCGACGTAACAAATCCTGTCGTCGTCAGCGGTGCCAGCTTCTACTGCGGCGCGTCCTGCCATCATCCAGCCGTGGAACCATTCGGACTCGCCGACCGGCCCGACCGTCGAAATGATCCACAGTTGGGTGCCGGGCATACCGGGACGGTTGCGGGTTTTCATTGCGGGTCTGAGCGCCTGATGCAGCCGGTCGTCGGGCTGCGCCATCGCCTCGTCAACGATCCCCAGGTCCAGCACCTTGCCGTGACCGCTCGACGTTTTCGACGCCATCAACGTCTGAATGCTGCCGTTCGCGAAACGCAAATGCTCCGAGCCGTTCTGACGGCGGATACTGCCCGAACCGGCGAGCGACTGGGCGATGCGTGACTGCTGGATGAGCGGCAGATGCTCGTCGGCCCACTTGTCTCGGGCGTCTTTCGCTGTTTGCATCGTCCAGGCGATGTGCTGATCGGGCCAGCGGATCGCACGCTGCAACCAAACCGGCAACGTGAGCGACGTTTTGCCTTGCTGCCGCATGACAGCTAGGACGACGGTGCGGTAGTGGAGCTGGCCGGTGTCCGAGTCGATCTCCAGCGCCACGTCAGCCACGTCTCGCTGCCACGGCATCAACGGCTGCCCGAGCCATTCGGCGATCTGAGCAACCTGGGCGCCGTAGGTGCGTCGGTCTGGGTTACGCGGGGTCATCCATCTCGGCGAGCAGATCGCTGAGCGAGGAGGTGAAATCACTGACGCCTCCTTCCAGTCGCTCAGCGAGCAAGACCAAGCCGGCCATGACCTGCCCGTCTAGCGCCCGCAGTGCGGTGCGGTCGCGCCATCCTTGGTCTCTGATGACGACTTGGCGCAGGCGCAGACGCTCGTCAATCTGCTCGGCCAGCGTCTGCACCATCTCAACAGCCACCGGGGAGGCCGCCTCAAACACGGCAGCCGTCCACACCCGGTCCCAGAACGCCCGACCCTCGGCAGCGAGGAAACGCCCGGGCTCAGGCACTCTTGCGGTGCCTTTCGTGCAGGATGAGCGGCGCCGTGGCGTTCCAGTCAATGCGATGATGAAGCCGACGCTCGGAAACGCCCATCGTTCTGACCGTCGCTGCTGACGGGGCCATCATCACCGTGTAGAAAGATTTCGTATAGGTACCGACCTCCTGGTACAGCTCCGTGATGCCACCAGCGTTTGACTGCGTCGGCATCTGCTGGACTCGCACCCTGGAGAAAGTGAACGCCACGACCTCGCCGGTGCGACTTTTCGCAGTGTAAGTGTTGACATCTTCGTTCATCCTGCCGACGAACGTCATCGGCCGGTCGACGTGGCAAACGAACGTGTTCATCGCCTTGCGGGTCAACGGACCTTGAGCCTTGAAGTTGCCGACACCGGCGATGAAGTCGCCGTACTGCGCTGATGCGACGGTGGTGCAGTACGGGACGTCTTTCATGAACCGCACCATCGCCTCAAACAACGTGTCAAGGTTCCGAATCTGCGGGCAGGCTGGCAAGTACTCGCCTGCCGAATCGTACGAATGCGACCATCTGGTGTAGTCATCGTCAAGTTGTACGAACCACTCCACGCCGACCTGACGGGCGAGCTGCCAGCAGGCGTTGCGGGCGTAGGTGATGGACCGGCGATCGTTGAAGTTGTCGCCCTCATCAAACGTCTTGGAGATCTCCTCCTTCGAGAACGTCAGCACCTGATTGCCGTAGCGCCGCCGGTAGTCCAGGCCGGTTGCGTCCTCGTCGTCAATGACAAGATAGACCCGGCCGGTGTAGCCGGTGCGCTCCAGCAAGTCGAGGGTAAACACTCGGTCGGGTCGGCCGTGCGTGAGGATGAACGCAGCGAAGTCGTCACGCATCGTTGCCGTAATCCTCGTCGTACAGCGCCGCCACCGTTTCGTTCAGCTGGGCGTAGCCGAGCTGAAGTGCCTGATGGAAGTCAATGATGACCAGCGCCGAGCGTTCCATCAGCCGCTGGACGTCAGCATCGGCGTGGGCGTAGAACTCGGCAACATCCCTAAAGCTGAAGCGGACGTGGCGCTCAGCGGCGGCGTGCAGGAACGTCGCCACCTCCTCTGGCAGCTCGGTCGCGTCGATCTCGGCGATCAGCTCGTCGGCCCACGCCCGGTTGTACAGGTCGCTGACTGCCGGCTGCGCGCCGGTCGGCTCGTAGACCGGAGACTTGGCCGAGAGCATGTATCGCTCGGCGCTTGGCTCAGGAGGCAGCAGCTCAACTGGGGCGAGCAGCAATGCCAGCTCGTCGTTCGTCCAACCAGTCACGGCGAACAGCGCCGGGTCGATCTGCACCTCGCCCATCATCTCGGCCAGCAGCTCGTCGTCGTAGCGGGCAAGGTCCCCAGTGCGGTTGTCGGCGAGGCTGAACGCCTTGGCGGTCACCTCATCATCGTCAACCCAGACGACGGCGACGTCAGGCCAACCGAGCTGGCGCGCCGCCCGCAGCGTGTGGTTCCCGGCGATGACGGTGCGGTCGGCGCGACGGACGACGATCGGCTTGCGCTGGCCGAAGGCGTCAAGGCTGCGGGCGACCGCGTCAACGTCGCCTCGGCGCGGGTTGCCGTCGAGCAAGGCCAGGTCGCCAACCGGTACAAGAAGCTGCTCCAGGCCGATGACGATGCGGGGCGTGGACTTGCCGGCGTTACTGGTCACCATTGCGGCAACTCCCTCGCCGGCCGGAAACGTCCCGGCGACCTGGGGGGGGGATTCTCCCGATCGGGCCCTGTCCCTTCGGTTTTGCTCGGACTTTCAGGTGCCCCTGGGGGTCGCCGGCTGCCGACGGGCCGCGGTCTGGGCCGTTCGCCGACTCCTCGGGTGAGGTTGCACCAGCGGCAGGCGGCGATCATGTTGGTGGGGTCGGTGCGGAGGTGTGGGGCGTCTCGTTGGTGTCGGATGTGGTCGACGGTAGCGCAGTCATCGCACCCTCTACGGCAGGTGGGGTGGACGGTGCGGTTGCACCATCGGCAGATCCAGTGGTCGCGGTCGAGGACGGCGACTCGGGCGGTGCGGTATGCCCTGGTGCTGCCGGTGGTGGTCGAGGTCATGGCCGGGAGCGTATCAGTGGCGGTTAGCGGGCGAGGCGGGTTGGGCGGATGTCGTATTCCCAGGTGGGGTGTCTGCCTTTGAGGATGCCGGCGAAGCGGCGGGCTTCGTCTTCGCTGCTGAACACGTCGACTGTGGCGCTGTCGGCGGTCGGGTCGTATGCGGTGACTCGCCAGGTGGTGGGCTGGGTCATGTTGTGGGGCATCTTTCTGTGGGGTGGCTGATTGCGTGGCAGCGGGCGCAGCGGACGGTTGGTGGGGGAGGCTGGTCGAGGTGGTCGAGGTATCGGAGGGCGAGTGCGCTGGGGGTGTCGTCGGGGTGTGCTGCTGCGAGCGTTTGCAGTTCTGGGAGCTGGTCGCCGGTTCGGATGACGGTGCGGGCGTAGGCGGGACTGCGGGCTTTGTGTTTGGCGGCGAGGGCTGAGGCGACGTGTTGCATGGCTTGTTTCGGTCTGTCATCGTCATCGGCAGGCTGCCGGCCGGACTGTGGATAACTGTCGCCTGATGATGACAGTTCTACATCTACATCTACATCTACATCTAGGTCGCGTACTACGCGCGTAGTACGCGCGTACGTTTCGCGTACGTTGGGTTCCGTGTCAGTCTGTTTCGGTCCGTTTCGGTTCTTCTTGGACCGCTCCCGTTCTTTGGCCCGCCAGGCGTCACGCTCGGCGCGAGTGGTCTGCCAGTCGCCGTAACGACGGATCTGCCAGCCGTCCACGTCGGTTATCCACAGGCCGACCTCGGCGAGCCGGGATGCCGCCTGGTCGGCGTCTGCCACCCCGGCGACCATCGCTATCAACGCCAACGCGTGCGCCGGGATCAGCCCGTCCGTTTCCTGTCCGGCCGACCAGCACAAACCTGCCAGATAGAGGTCGCGGCCGTCTCGCCCTGCTGCGAGCGCTTTGGGGTGCATGAAGAATCCGTCGTCGAGCTTGACCCAGGTCATCGGCCGGGGCCGGCTGACGGGCGTTGCTGCCCGACATCGAGTGCGGCTGCGGTCATGGCCGCATCCAGCCGGGCCCGCACGCCGAGCTCAAGCGCGTCGCGCAGCACCTCCGACCGCCGTCGGCCTTCGACGGCGGCGAGGTGGTCGAGGGCGTCGATGAGATCCTGCGTGGCGCGCACCGACAAGCGGGGTGCCGATCCTCGACGGTTCGGGATGAGTGGACGTTGCGCCATGCGTGTCTCCTGTTGTGACGGCCGGGAGGGCCGCACCAGGATCATGCCCTGATGCGGCCGTGCTCGACCTTCAGAACGGTTCTTCGCCGTACTGGACGGTGCTCTGCCCGGTCGGTTTGTCCCACGCGTGCTGGACGCCTGATGCGGCTGCGGAAGTCCGTTCGCCAACGTTGCGGGTCACGGTGCAGGTCGCCCAGCGGAGCGACGGCCCGATCTCGTCGGCGACGATCTCGACCTTGGATCGGCGTTCGCCGTTGTCGGTGTCCCAACTGCGTTGCTCCAGCCGGCCGGTGACCACAACCCGGCAGCCTTTCGGACAGGATTCGGCGACGTTCTCGGCGAGCGACCCGAACGCCACCACATCAAAGAACGAGGTGGTTTCCTCGTCGCCTCGTTTGCGGTTGACTGCCACCCCGACGGTGAGCATGGCGAGCCCGTTCTTCGTGAACCTCAGCTCAGGGTCACGTGTGGTGTTGCCGACGACGGTGGTGGTCATTCCGACATCTCCTCGACGACATATTCGTCGGCGTGCCCGGCGACTTCGGTGCGCACCGTGCCGTCGGATGCGATGGCGGTAGCAAGTTCCACCGACAACGGCAGGAACCGGCACACCTCGCGCACGGCCTTGGTGAGCGCCATCTCGTCATACCAGTTTTCCCAGGCCGGCGACTTGCCTCGGTTGGCTTTGCGTCGTTTCTCGACCTGCTCCCTGTCGAGAACAGCGAAGCCCATCACGTCGCCGGTCGCCCTGTCAGTCGCGACCGCATACCAAGCCGTTGACTTGCCACGGTCGCCGTGCGCCGGGATATGCCGCAGGATCGGCCGCAAACCCAGTTCGTAGTCGAACGTGTCGCGTTCGGCGACGGTGTGCGCCCGAATCACGAGCCCTGACCGGGCGGCAAGTGCGATCAGTCCCCGCACCCCAACCTGGAAAGTGCACTGGTCGTTGTAGGAGATCAGCCAGGCTTCGCCGAGCACGCCGGGTGTAAGCCCAAGCTGGGCGGCTTGCATGGCGGCGCCGATGATGGACTGAGGGGTGCACTTGAGGAGGCCCGGGTCCCTGGAAACGCACGTGAGCACGGTGCGGGCGAATCGTTCCGGCCCGCCGACGTAGCCGTCGGGCAGGGCTGCTTCAATCTCGCGCCGGTTGATGTCAACGGCACTGCGAATCAGCTGCTTAGCGGTGAGCCTCGCCGGCGTTGACGACGGTTGCGTATCAACGACAGCAGGCGGCTGGCTGGTGGTCATAACAGGATCTCGGCTTTCTAGTTCAGCGGATGCGGAGGGTGCGGAAGCGGGTGTGGCGGGTGACAGCGTCAAGGACCTTTCGAGCGGCTGCGATCTCGTCGCTGTCGCAGCCGTCAACTTTGCCGCTGTCAATCGCCTTCAGGTCGTGGGACGTGCGGATCTGCGCCCGGTAGGTGTACACCGGCGGTTCGTCCGGGTCGATGTGTGCGTCGGTGCCGTCGCCGATCGCTGCGATCAGATGGTTTTCCATCCGCTCAATGTCTTTCCTCAGCGACGCTACGACCGCCTTGGCGTGCTTCAGGTCGGCGATGTCTGCGCCGAACTGCGCTGCGACGGTGACGGCCAGTCTCGTTTCACCTGGATGGAGGGCGTCCAGCGTTTGGCGGATGCGATGCGGGTCGCCGTCGAGCCTCGGCCGGATGCCGGTGACGACATGCCCGAACCACCAGCGTTCCAGGTGGGTGACCATGTCCCGGATCTCGATGTCGTCTCGGGTGATCCGGTCGATGCGATGCTCCCACCGGCGCCCGGCGTGCAGCGAACACACGTCGACCCACTGCCGGCCGGTCACGGCGAGCTGTGCGACGCACTGGGCGTGAACGTGGTCAGGCACACCGTCGTCCCACAGCGACGTAGTCGACGCGCCGACCAGCTTGCATTCCAGCAGCCCGTCGGCTCCGACTTCGCGGTCGGTGCTAGCGGCAAGCCAGGCCCTCGCCGGATCGCGGAGCGTGATCTCGTTGTGGGTGACCTCGGCGTCGGGATGTTCGTCGGCCCACAGCCTCGCTATCAGCCCTTCGAGCTCATGGCCGAGCCGGGTGGCGAGACTGCCCGACCCGGCCGGCTGGACGATCAGCCCGACCTTCTCAGCCCACACGTCAAGCGGGGTGCGCCACGGCGACAGGCCGAGGACGGCCGGCACGTCAGATGCTCCGATGAACGAGCGTCTCGACTCATGCCAAGCAGGATCGCCCGGAGCGTAGGGGATTGGTTCGATGACAGTCATGCTGTCTCTCTTTCTTGTGGTGGTGACATTGTCTGCGCTGGGTGTGACAGCCAGCGATGATCGACGGTCCTGACGTGCCGACGTAATGCGACCAGATGCAGAAACGGCTCGCCGCAAAGCTCGCAGGCAGGCTGCCCGTTGACGCGACGCCATTCTCGTTCTCGCACCCGCTCCCCGGGCCTGAGCCCTCCCCAAATGCCGTCGAGCAGATCATCTTGGGTGAGCGACCAGTTGATGCACTGCTCCTGCCTCGGGCAGATGCCGCACGTCGCAATGCCTTGCAGATACGGTCCTGTCATGCCTCCCGGGCCCGGCCGGCGAGGCGGGAACCACCATTCGACCGGCCTGTTGCGACAGGCAGCATCAGGCCATAACCTCGGCTCGGTCATCGGCTGCCTCCGGCACGATGCCAGCGGACGGCGAGCGTCAGCCCTCCGACAGCGGTCACGGCGAGCGTCAGGTCCGGTTCCGTCGCCACGCAGACCGCCCAACCGGCCAACATCAACAGGCCGGCCGCAAGTCGCACTCGGCGGCTGGTAGCGTTCATCGTGCTTCGCTGCTGTGGTGGTTGGCGGAGCTGCTCGTTATCGGGTCGGCTGCCAGTCCATCTGCGGCCGGCCCGAAACCGAGCCCCCACGTCGGCTCCCAGCACGTCGGATACGGCAGCCGTCCGACGGCTTGCCCAACCCGCCACGCAGCACGGACCGCAGCCTCGACGGCAGTCTGAGCTTCGTTCACTGGCTCGCTTGCGTGCAGCGGATAGTCCATCTGCCCGCACACCGGGCACGCTGTCGCCGTGGATGCCCCGGCGGACATTGCCCGGCCGACAGACCGGCCGTGACAGATCCTCGGAGTCCAAGCGGTCATCCCACGGCCGTCGAGCGTTTCCGCCATGCGGATCTGGACTTGCCACGGTTGCACGACAAGCGGTTCGATGTGAAGCCAGCCAGGTCGTTGCGAAAGCGTCCCGGACGGAAACTCGCTATCGGCCGGCAGGTCGGTGACATGCCTGCTGGTCGCAGCGAGTTGCATGCGGGCAAGCCAGCGGGCAGCCGCCCGGAAGGCGTCATGTCTCGTTGCTTCGATCTCAGACCGAACGATGCTGAGATGCTGCTTGGCGTCGTGGGCGTACACGCTGGGCATCGGGAGCAGCTCAGCGAGCCGTGCCGAGTCGGTCACCCCAGCCCGGCACAGCCACCAGGACACGTCGGCAGCGTGGATGCCGCTGTGGTCGTCTGCGATCAGCACGGCCGCATAGCGGCGATGTTCGAGCGGCAGCGTAGCCATCAGTAGCGCACCGCCACGACGAATGCCGCCATGAGCGGAAACAGTGCGCCGGCCAGGCACGCGAACACGACTTCAGGTTGGAAGATTCTACGGAACATCCGCGTATACTAACCTAAATAGGTCGGATGGTCTAGTCTTTCTTTGCTCTGGCTGCCCTGTCACGTGCGCGTCGTCTCGCCTGCCACGCCTCCGGTCCGTTCATCTGGAACAGGTCAACACCACCCCAAACACCGTCGGGCTCCCGGTTAGCGACGCCAACCTCCCGGCAGGCGTCCATCTGGTGGCACGCCTCGCACATTGCCACGGCCTGGGCGATCAGTTTGCGGCTCGCCGGTTTGGTGCGATCAGGGAAAAACAGGTCATGCCGGCCGCGGCACGGCTCCGATCCGTCGAGCCGCAGCCGCGCCAGCGGTTTACGCGCCGCCACCGGCTGGATGGTCGCCTCGGCCGCCCATCGGCCGGTAGCGCGACTCCTCCCGCAGCCAGCGATCCAAAGCCGCAGCAGGCGCAGGCGCATCGAGGACCGCCAGCCGGCCGTACAGCAGACGGGCCCGATCGCCGCACACCGTCCTGATGACAATCGCCTCGCGTGTCGGCGCGAACGGGGTCCACACCGCCACCGTCCATTGCAGCCCGTCAAACGACAGTTCGATCGTCTGCCCGGCCGGGTTGGCGTCCCAGTCGACGGTGCCGTCAAGCCACCACCAGCAGTCGCCAGCCTCGCCGTCGCTGTCGCTGTCGGTCATGTCTGCCAGCCTCCGCGCAGCACCACGGCGGCACCGTCAGCGTCCATTGTGGCAGCTCGGGCAGCCGCAGGTGCGGGCGGGAACTCATCCCACCTCAGCCGCTTACGTGGCCGGGCTCGCGTCACCGCACGAACCTGCACGTCGGCCTGCCGTTGGATGGCGTGAACGACCGTCGTTTCGTGGTCGCCGGCCATGACCCACAACGAAATGTCAGGATCGTCGCTCATCTCCTGCCAGCCGTGAAGCCGAGCGATCCGACGCAGGTCCTCCAGGGTCACAGGTGACGCTGCCAGCCGAGCAGGTCCATAACCTGCCACACATCGGCTTGAGCGGCCTCCTGCGTTGCGTGCCAGACGGTCCACAACCTCGGTTTGCCGTCGATCAGCACCGCCCCACGGCAACTCCCATCCGAAAGGAGAGCAAACTCCACCTCGATCACTTCTGGGCCGCAGCGATCAGCTCCACCATGTCAGGCAACGGCATGACCGCCCACCAGCCGGCCGGGTCAGGTTTGCCTTTCGGCCGCACCGCAACGAAACCGATGGCGGCCATCGCATTGTGCTTCTCGACGGCCAGCTCGGCGAGCCATCCCGCCACATCCACCCGGGCCCCAGACTTCACCTCGACGCACACCCAAGGCCAGCCGGCGATGTCGCCTTGATCGTCACGGCCGGCAAGCCGTCGCCGTTCGGCGTGCAGCACGCCGTTGACACGCAGCCAACGCACCAGCGCAGCCTCGGTGTCTCTCCCTTTAGCCTTGGCCGTGCCTGGCTTCATCGGAGCTGCTCACGATCAGGCAACGTCGAGTCGTCATCGCCGGCAACCGCCGTACCGCAGCCCGGACACTCGCAAGCTCGGCCCGTGATCTCAGCCCACCACAAGCCGCCGAAAGCGAGCGCCACCAGGCCGAGCCCCACCTCCATCATTTGCGCCGCCCATCGTCGTCCAGCGACGTGTATGCCGCCGCCATCCACGTCGCGTACACCTCGGGCAGCTCGGTTTTGAGCTGTGACAGCACAATACGGCGAGCCGCTGCCGACCGTCTGCTGATCTGATTGCGGTCCAACGCCATCTGGTCTCCTTCTAACCGTCGGTTTAGCGTATCGCTGCGAGTCGGCCGGATGCAGGTGACTAAGCCAGTTCCCATGCCCACCGGGTGAGGACAGTTTGTGCGGTGTCCTGCCAGATGTCGTGAGCCTTGACGGTCGCCTTGCCAGCGATCATGTCACCGACCTTCGGAGCCCTCCCGCCAGAGCAGCGCCACCGCAGGACGTTGCCGACGGCATCGACGACGGTCAACCAGACGGCGACACCGAACCGGCTGTCAACCGCGAAAGCGGCGGCGACGGTGCCTGCGAACAGGTCACGTTTCCCGACCTGGCCGACATGCACGCTGGACGACTGAACATCCTTCGCAGCCTGCTCGCCGACATGGCGCAGGAACGCACCCACAATGGAACACGCCATCCCGGTCTGCCGGTCCGTAACCGTTTCTCGCACAGCGAGCGCCTGGATATTGGCGATGTAGTCACCGTCCATCGGGTCGAGCGACGCCGCCCAGGCGATAGCTGCGAGCGCCGTCAACTGATCCTCCGGCAACACGTCTGGATGGTCGTCGGCCGGCCTGGCGATACGCAGCATCACTCTTTCTTTCGTGGACAGGCCACCCTCCTCGCTGGCTTTGCTGATGCTCAGCCAGCCGTTGTGTCGGATCTCGCAAGCCGTGAGGATGAGCAACCGGTCGAGCTTCAGCCGCACTTCGCCCTGGCCGCACTGTTCCCTCCCGAATCCGTCCTCCTCATCGAACAGTTCGGCGAAGTCGTCCACGATCGCAAGCGCAGCGACGGCATCCTGCGGGCTGAGGGTGCCGCCCAAGAAGTCTGCGAGGCAGGTGCTGCCGACGATTTTGCAGGTGCCGTCCGTATGCCGCAGGACCATCAGCGTCTTGCGTCCTTTGCCGTCCAGACCGCAATGATCGCACCGGTCGGGCAACGTCCGCCACGCCAACTCGATCTGGCCGTCCACGGCGTGGACGAGGTGCGGAGCGTCGCCGTTCGGAGGCAGCTCTCGATGGATGACTGCCCGCATCGTCCAGCCGTCGAGGGTGGGCGCCTCGCCGGTCACAGTGACGGTCACTCGTGTCTGCACGGTCGCGTAGCCGTCGCCAGTGTCGGTGACGATCTCGAACAGGTCGCCGATCTCAACGGTTGGGGCTGGCAGGCCGAGCCGCTCGGAGCGTCGGGCGATACGGCGGACGGCGATTATCAGGTCGCCGACGGATGCTGCTGGGATGTCGCGTGTGAACCTCATACGTTTAGTCTACT